AGCTTTAGTAGTCGATTCGATAACCGACGTGCGGAACATTGTGCTGTCAGGAGAGTTTGTTTTAAGTTCTTTCAGGATATTCAAGGTGCTTACATTCATAATATAGGTCTCTCTTCATTAATTTACATAGGTATTATACCACAAATCATAGTGGTTGTACACTAAAAAGTGCACTTATTTTCAACTATTTAATAGATATATTCGTAATCGGCTTTAGAGATTGCGGTTATAGGGTAGATTTTTAGGGCTTCGGCAACTAGTTTTTTATGTTCAACTTCGTTGTAAGGGGAAAAATCTATTTCATCGGTATTCGCGAAATTGTTGCTAAGAACTTTAGATAGCGAAGATTTGCGGATTAATTGGCCGACATAAAGAGTGGTAAGGCCAGGGTTGGTGATCATAATAGTTGTATTTTTCATAATATATCTCTCTTCAATTTGATAGGACCATTATAACACAACCGCTGATAAAGTACACACTTTTTTTAGACTATTTTGTTATAAGTGGTCACGTTCTTATAACTCTTTATGCCACAGCTTTCGCAAATTTTGTCATAAGGACTCGGTTAGTTTTCTTAGACTTTGAGAACTTCTTGAACTCAGAGTTAAGCTTACCTTTAGATGTTCCAGCATCTAGAGACTCGAATCCATCATCTTCTGCCGTAGTTAAATTTCCAGATTTCAGAATATAATATTCAGAATATCCGAGAGTGTTTTGGAAAGCAACACAACGGTTCTTGCGGAATTCGGCATTTGTATCTTTGGAACTATAATGCCAGTTACCAGTAATATCATGTATGACATATGCACAGCGCTGATTCATTTCACGATTTTGCTCAGCAATAAAAAATCCAATGTTTGTGGTACCTAGGACGCTTGACATTTGCTCAAGAACCATCTTACTGATTTCTCTACTGCCACTGGTCGAAACATTTAATCTTTTCTTATCTAGCGCAATAGTATACGATTTTAAAGAATTAGGTACACGGTTTTTAGTATCATATGATCTATATACTCTAAGCGTATTTGAATCACCATCGGTCAAAGTTACAAAATTCATTTTCTCGATATTGTTCTTTAAAATCATCTCTTTCACTAAGTGATACGAAACGATTAATGCCTGGTGCAAAGGAGTGGATCCAAAATCTTCAACCTTAGCATACACCTGTCTGGCAGATATGCCACGGACCCGCAGATTGAACCCCTTATCGCCATGTATGTATTGGCGTAACCACATTTGATATATAGAAATCTCAAAATCTTTCTTTTTAAGAGTTGAGCTAGTCAATTGGAATAGTGACAGATCGTCAAGATCCATAGTTCCTTCCTGAAAATCATTACTAGTATTATCGTTATTCGAGCTAAATCCATAAACCTCAAACGGTATATTAGTAGCTTTACAAAAAGCAACCAAGTGACTTACCTGATCAAGCGCATTAGCAATAGTGTTAAACATAGAACCAGAAAAATCAACTAACAAAAACATACCATGGTTCTTTGCGTCTGCCTGGAGAGATACTCGCTTGAAAATGTCGTCGTTAAACTTGTATGAATGGACCTGATTTACATTGATGCTTCCAGTTTTAGCTGAAGATGAACGCTGATATTGATATGCGGCTTTACGCATCTCGAACTCTTTAACCGCAGGGATTATTGATTTCTTTATAGCTTTATAATATTGAGCAAACTCTCCTGGAAGATTCTCACTCAATTCGAATTTACTAAAATCGTTAAACGCCGCTCGCTGAATACATTCACGATCAAATGCTAACTGAGCATACGTGATAGTACACATATTGCGTTGTTCTTTACTCATCTCTCGAACAAATATAGATTGTTTACCATCTTCATCAGTGTCTAAAAGATCCTGCTCATGAGCTCTGAAAATCTCATCGGTGACCGAAGTCTCTTCATCGCTATGTTCTGGTTTAGCAGCTTTAGGCTCGTAATCACCCTCTGGGGATTCTGCTTCTTTAGGCTCAGAATCAGATTGTAGTGACTGAGAATCGCCGTCTTCTTCTTCGTCTTCTTCAGGAGCAGCAGTCACAGATGGTTGAGTTTCGTTAGTATCACTATCATCATCGTTTTCATCACCTTGCTCACTTTGGGCCTGAGGAAGCTCGACCTTGTTATCTTCTAAGGCTTTAGTATAGGCAAGAATATCACGAACAATCTGAACAACTTCTGACCAAGTCTCGGCAACTAAAGAACGATCGAATAGAATTTGTTCTTCCGCATTGAATGTAACCATAACTTCAGTAGATAATTTTGACTTAACATTGATTTTATCGATAAGCTTCATCTTATCCATGTCGTAATTATCAATGTCACCGAAGAAGCCTTTCTCAACAAGCACTTTATAACCACGTCGCATAGGAGAAATCAGACCAGGGTAAGTCTCACGAATCTTACGTTCAATACGAACATCTTCGATAACGTTGAGGTAACCACGTGGGCAACCTTTTATCTCTTCATTGGATTCGTGCCAACCTTCAGAGGGAGTGAATAACGCATGACCGACTTCGTGGCCAACCAATAGATCGTATACATCTTTACCATGGTCTTTCCAGATAGGAAGACCCAAGACTCGGTTTTGGACGTCAAACCATGCTGTACGGTAATTACCGTGACGAACCTCTAGGTTCTCTTTAGCAAGAAGCTTGGCTAGGATAGGATTGGTTAATAATGACATAAATACACCTCACTCAGAATATAGGACCATTATATAGCAAAACGCGGTATGTGTACACACTTTATTTAGACCGATTTGTTATAAGTGGTCATTTATTATAACTTTCCGGAATAAGAGAGCAGTTTAGCGAACAGACATACTCAGGTCTGGCCCTAAGGTAGAGGGCTATTTGATCTTGGAGAAATTATGTTCCTTATGAAACTCGATCTTCGATCTAAATTTGTTCTCCAGAATGTCTCCTTTATGGGAAATTATAAACACGTTAGATCCTTCTTCCAAGGTATCGAGTATCTTGGTAAGGTTATCTATACCATCATGATCCAAAGATGAGTCAAAAGTTTCATCTAATACTAATAAATTTGTACTAGCACTATTCTTCATCTTAGCAATCTGACGCCATGTAAATAACAAGGCCAAATCGATACGTTGCTTTTCACCTTCAGAGAAAGACGAATAGTTAAAGTTATCACGGTGACGAGATCTGATAGTTTCGGTAAAAGTCTCATCAAGGTGAAACGATACGAAGAAATCCAAGACCTGAAGATAGTTGTTAATTAACTTATTCATAACAGGTAAGTATTGCTTAATAATTTTAGTCTTGATACCAGTGTCTTTAAGCAGCTCAGCAATGATTTCATTGTAAGTTCTTTCTTCAAGGTACTTCAACTTACGCTCAGTCTGAGTATCTTTATTGTCACGTAAACCATCAAGTTCGGTTTTAGCTTCGTTAATATCACCAGTCTGACCAGAAAGCTTTTCTATTTCCTTTAATGACTTATTAATCTCATTCTGAAGTATACCGATTTTGTCGTTATTAGCAAGGATCTGTGTTTGTCTACTTTGTAATTCTTTTAGTTTAGCCTTACTTCCTTCTACCTCAATATTGGCTTCATCTAATTTCTTCTGTAGATCTGTAGACGCGTTACTTAATTCCTTAGCCTTCTTACTAATCTCAGATACCTTTTCATCCTTTTTCTCTTGAGTAATCTCCTGATCACATGTCGGGCATGTATCGTTATCAATATAGAACTTGGATTCACCTACTAATGTTTTAATCTTAGAGGAAAACTGTAAGCTATACGAAGACATTTGATTTGCAGAATCATTAGCTTTTTTATATTCAGTCTCTTCTGACAAAATCAAAGTAGGAAGATTCTTACCTAGAGTCTGAGATTCATCTAATAAGATAGTAATATCATCCTTGAGACTTGTAATAGACTCATGCTTCTGAACAATCTGATCGCTATTCAACGATTCTAGATTCTTAATATATTTACCCTGAACATCAATACGGGTATTTACTAAATCAATCTGGTGTGTAATGTCCTTGATCTCTTCCTTGATCTTAGCATTACGCTCTTTAAGTAGTCCATTCATCTTCGTAAAGATATTAATATCAAGCAGATCCTCGATTACCTCTCTACGCGACCATACTGGCATCTGCATAAAAGGGATAAATGAGGAGCTACCTAACACTACAACCTGATGAAACGATTTATGATTCAGCTTAAGTATATTTTGCTCTAAGAACTTCTGATAGTCCTTAACGGTTGAAGACTGGTTGATCAGATTACCGTTCTGGTAGATCTCAAACTTATTAGGTTTAATTGATCTCATGATACGGAATTCGTGCTTGCCTACCGAGAATTCAACCTCAACCACGGCATTCTTCTTGTTAATAGAATTGATTAGCTGATCTTTTTTAATATCGCGATGTGGCTTACCAAATAGACCAAACGATAGTGCATCTAATAATGTAGATTTACCTGCACCATTTTGACCAACAATTAATGTAGTAGGAGATTTATCTAATTTAACCGAGGTGAACTCGTCACCGGTCGATAGAAAATTGCGCCATTTGCATGATGTAAATTTAATCATATATATTTTATTCCTAACCAATTAGCAACTTTAGTTTTTAACCAAGATTGGTTTGCCACCGCGATCTGATTGAAATGTATAGTAGTATACGAATTAGTTAATTCACTGCTCCACGTGATACTCTTGCCGTATGATATTTCGGACTTAGGAAAATCTAAGTTGAGACTTAATTGTTCCGTAAGCGGGAATTTTAAGTCTAAAGACTGTTGGTACATTACACTACCTCAAGGTTCTGGGCTTCAGTATATAACTCCCGCAGCCGTATTTTTATATTATCTTTGTCTAGATCAGTATCAACTGCTTCAACATAACTATCAAGTAAGTCCTTTGTATCTTCTAAGGATACCGCTTCATCTTCCACGTTTTCACCTTTATACTCGTCAAAGCTTTCGGCAATCTTCAATTCATGTAAATCTGTATCCTGAAGCTTATCAACAAAGCGATCAAATTGATACAGGTCAGACTTATTTACTACTACTAATTTCACAAATTTATCTTCAAACTGCGACATATCAGTGGTATTATAATCTGTTTCTTGATCATTGTACATATATTTTTTAAATATTGTATGAGGATTTCGTACAGGAGTAAGCTCACGTGTCTCGGTATCTAGTACATGGAAGTACTTAGGATCGTCAACATCATTCCAAGTAAACTCCATTTGAGAACCAAGGTAGTGAATATTGCCTTGAGAAGATTTAGTATGGAAGTGACCAGATAGAACCATTTCAAAACGATTAAACAATGCTGGACTCATACCATGTGGATTCGGCATACCTTTATGCATATCAAATCCGACGAGCTCAAGGTGAGCACCAAGAATAGGAGCTTTACATTTTGAAATAAAGTCAGTGTATTCTACATAGTTCTCATTATTAATCCATGGTACTACAGCAACACCAAGGCCATCATAATCTAGCACAGTAGGCTTCATTACAATATTCACATGAGAAGTAAAGTGGCCTAGTAGTTCTTTAAGACTACATAGATCGTTCGTATTCTTATAGAACACATCATGGTTACCTGGAATAATATCCATAGTAATACCAAGCTCTCGCATTGGTTCTAGAAAATGTTTACGATTAGCATTAAGAGCTTTAAAGTTAACAAATTTACGATGCTCATAGTAATCACCAAGGTGCAAGATGTTAGTAATACCATGCTCTTTCAAATATGGAAAGAATACATCAGCATAGAATTTGCGTTGATATTCAATAAAAATATCTGATGAGTTACGTACACCACAGTGTGTGTCATTTAATATTGCAACTTTCATACTATTTCCCTATGCCATAAACAATTCAAGTTTCTCAAGTTTCTTAAGCTTTTTCTTTTCTTCTTTCGCAAACTCTTTGATAGCTGTATCTTTTGTTTTGATAGTATCAATACGGTTACGCAAAGTCTCTACATAAGCACTTGCTTCAGCAGCACCTTCTGAGTCCATACCAAGATCCATAAAGTCTTCAACACCCATCTTTTCAATGAACCTAAACTTAATGTCTTGTTGTTTCTTTTCTTTAGTGATTCGCCTTATGAAGGCGAAGTAACAGATCTGGGTAAAATATGAAAATGCATTAGGTTTACCGGTACGAGTAATAGTATCAATGTTATAGTTATGAACTGCTTTTAGGCAATTTTCTACTGCATCCATTACCATTTCTTCTCGGTAAGAGTATCGCACAAAGTTTGGTCTATGCGATAGTCCCTCAGAGATTTTCATAAAACATGTAGCAATGTAATCTGTAACGATTGGAATTTGAGTACCGGTTTCTTCGGCATCACGTACAGCTTTAACATAGTCTACAACAGCGTATGAGAATTCCCTATTATTAACGTAGTGTGGTTTATCTTTAGGTTTAATTGCCATGTGTAGTTCTCCTTAGTTGGGTATATTATACCACAGTTTAGCGAACTTGTACACTCTTTTTTTCATATTATTTATTTTGAAATTAATTTAAATAAAGGTGTACAAATCGTCAAATATGTGATATAATAAAGATGTTCCCCGGAGGAGTGGAGGTATACAGTGATTAATGGATTACTTTGTTAGGTGTGGTCAGATAATCAAGGTGATCTTCTGATTCTATATCAGCTTCATCGAACATGTCTAATTGATCTTCCTGTAATTCATTATCATGGGAACCATCATCGAGCGCAAGCGAGATGTAATGACGTTTAATATCTTCATCTACTTCGCAATGTGAAATGATATTGCGCTTATCAATACTTATAAGGGTAGAACTAGATAGTGCAAACCATGGAATAAGCTGATATTTTCCTATAGTACCCACAACTAGTTGTACTTGTAATGGTGTTTCTACTAAGTATGTACTATCATTGTCAGAACTAATAAGACACACAATTTCATCGCCACTAATTAACTTCATTTGTCTAACGTTCATATCAATCACAGATTAACCTCATAAAT